CAATGTTCTGTCCGGTGCGAAGTCAAAGACATAGCATTGCTCTTTAACCTTTCCGTTGATAGCGGCAGGAGTCTGCACACGGAAGATAGTCTGCATATAACTGGAGGCAGCCGTGTTATACGAGCCTGACAGCATAAACACAGCTGTCCAAGCCTTCACACTGACACCCGTTGTCAGTCTGCCACAAGACAAGGTAATGGTACGTGTGGCATCAGGGTCTTTGCCAATGGCTTCTTCTACCGCCACAAGTGCATCCTTGCTTTCTTCATCCTCATCTCCATTGCCTGCAACATTCACAACCTTGAAATGTTGGAATACCGAATGTGTCTGCAACATGGCACTCATCGCCCGTGCCTCCTTCACTCCAGGCAGCATCCACAGGGTATGACGGAATATATTGCGGTATTCCTCATTGGCAAACGGATAGCAACTCTCCCGGTCCTCTTTGGTTATAAGATTCAAGAAAGCACTTACATCCTTGTCATGAACGAAAGTTCCATTGTCATTTACACGGAAGAACTCACGGAAGTTGAATGCCACATCTTCGTCCACGAACTCATTGAGTAATCGTCCGAGGTCATAGGTGTAAATGTTCATGGTTGGCAGTGATGCGTATGGATTCGGGTCGCCAAAGTGCAGCTCATCCCAAGACGCTTTGGCACGCTGTTCCATTACATAGTCCCAAGTATATATCTCATCCTCCTTGAAATCGTCCAACAAATTGAATGGAGTGCCGGAAAGACGCAGAATCTTGGTCTTGTCCTTCGTAAGTTCCTGCATTACAGCCTTACCCAAATCTGTCTGTGTGCCTTCGTGCGCCTCGTCCACGATGATACAGTCCCATGCGGTGGCGAACACTTCATTGTTCTTATCAAAGTTGCCGCCTACAAGTTCAGAACCACGCAAGTCTTGCATGGAAGCAAAGTAAACATATTTGCATTGTCCTTGTTTTGCTCTTGTTTCCAGCGAAGTATGACTATCACCGTTATTCTTTGAGCCGTATGCAAAATCCCGCCTATCATAGAATATCTTGCCAAAGTCCTCAAACCAACCGCTATCAACTACCGGACGGTGGGTGAGAATCAAGGTTCGGCTGAAATCCATATCTTTTACCTCCTGTAATGCGGACAGCGTCTTACCAAATCGCATCTTGGCGTTCCACAGCATCTGGTTTCCTTTCTTGAACTGCTTTTTAGTCTTTTCAATAGCTTCACGCTGTTCCGGTCGGAATACAATAGGACTTTTGTCGTGTGAAACCTCAGCAGAAGATAATGATTCACGCCCCTCTTTTACGGCGATTATTGCCCGTTTAACTGTTTCAAGATCGGTAATAAACCACTCGTTGGCTTTGTTCTCGGTATCAAATATCTTTTTCTTGATACCTGAACGCTCCAGCACGCTATGCACTTCCTTGTCATTGAAAGAACACAAACCATACTTGCTGTTGTATATCGTAAGTTCCGTATATAAGAGGTCGTATGCTATACCTGCCGTTTGCGTATATTGATTGATACGTTTCTTGGCAGACTCGTTGAGAGCCTTGCTGTTGGGAGCAAGACCGAAAACATTGTCATTGTCACAAGTGGCTTCGCCCACTTTCAGACATCCCTTGTGCGCAGCATCGTTGATACGGAACACATATATCAGTTTTAACTTTAGTGAAGATGTGAATTTCATACCGCACTATTTTATTAGGTCTATAAATCGGATTCGTTTTCCCTTTTTGCCTGTTGCCTTGTCGGTAGCATGCCAATCCTTGATTTGGCAATAGACCCCATTGTGCCTGCGGATGTCATCTTTCAGACATCCTTCACATTGGGTGACCACTTCGGTAGTCCCGAACAAGTCGGCTACAACTTCCCTACGTTCTCCGCAACTATTTGGAATGACACCTCTTAATCCGTCCATCTGCCATACGTTCCACGAAATGATGTAAGCGATGTAGTTGATAGATTTCAGTAAAGGGCATTTGCCAAATTTCTGTTGAAAATACTCCACAAAAGAGACAAGCATAGATTCTCGGGCAATGAGTAGATTGTCTCCCTGCCACTCGTAACCGTAGGTACTTTTATAGGCTTCTTGTGCCCACTCAAGCCATTCGCCCGAAGTGGATGTGTTCTCGCTTACCACCCTTAGTTTGCGGTCAAGCAAACCGATACGCTGTTCCAAAGGGATAGTCTCTCCTGTCGTGGTATCATAGCGGCTAATCAGATATGGGGCTTCTCCGCAAGTGATTTCCAGTCGGATATCACGCACATAATCCTTCCAACTTTTGCCCTCCGGGAATATGATACAGCCTTCCGTTGTTTTCCATTTATGATGTCCCTGTTCGTCTGCATATTCGGTATTGAAAACATCCTTTCGTCCGAACCATGCTTCATCAATCAGGTTGTTCTGTGCATTGCATATCCATGATGGAGTGAAGACCTCAGCCATATCACGGGAACGGGTTGATTGGGTATCACGGCTTTTGAGGACACGAGGCATGATGATATGTCCGTTATCTCCTGTTATAAGGTGTGGGAGGATAGGGGAATTGTATTGGTATTCTTTGCCAAGATGTTCATAATCTGAAGTAGCCCAGAAGATATTGCGTTGCATTTCGTCCCTGCTCGTGGTGTGGTCTTTGAGCAAGGTGTTCAGCAATTCTGGTGAAAACTGGAATATGCTATCTTCCAATATATCAACTTCGACAGGCATTTTATATCAAGTTTACGCCCGTCTCTTCTTATGGAAATAAGGGAAAAAGGTTCTTCTCTTGGTAAGCGTTGGACGGATTCGCTAAACATTCATGGTTTCACAGCAAATCCAGTATTCTTTTATTGGCTTTATCTACTACTGTAGTATCCAGCGATGCAAGATAAATCTGTGTAGTGTTCTCAGAATCATGTCCCATTCCCTCGCTTATGACAGAAATGGGCACATTACGGCTCTTGGCGATACTTGCCCACGAGTGCCGACCGACATACATAGTTAATGGTATTGGCAAATCCAACTGCTTTCCAATTTTCTTCAACAGATGGTTCACACGGTGAAGTTCGTTGGCGTATTGCTTCCGATAATCTTCGTCCCGTTTTGTAATGATGGGCAAGAGGTATTCCGTTTCGTTTACTGGATATTTGTCAAGAATCTCTTGCATACACTTTTCCCATCTGATGAACAACTGCTGTCCTGTCTTACGTCTGCGATAGGAAAGAGTACCATTCTGCAAGTCCTTCTTTCTCAGATAAGCCATGTCGATGAACGACATTCCCCTTGTGTAGAAACAGAACAGGAACATATCACGGGCATAATCAAGATTGGGCTTCAATGACAAGTCCAGTCCTTTGATACGTCTGATGTCATTGAGCGACAAGGCTCGCTTCATTGTTTTCTCCACTCCCGTGTAAACGGACTTGAACGGATGTCGTTGCTCGGTCAGTCCATCTTCCACCGCACGGTTATAGACGGCTTTTAGAATACGCATATAGAAGGATATAGTATTGGGCGTATTTCCCCTTCCTTTCAAATAAGCCTCGTACTCTGCCAACAAATCCGCATTAAGCTGGTCAAACAAGACATCCTTGCCATTTATAAAACCGTTAAAACTTCTGAGTGCAGCTGTATAAGTCTCTGAGGTGCGTATTTTGCCCAAGCGTTTCAGTCTCGCTATCTGTTGGCTGATGTAAGCGTTGAATGACAATTCTTGCCTGTTTTCATGAAAGCGCATGACTACATCATCCGTTACGAATGTGCCGGATTGAAATAACTTGTGTATGATTTTGTTCAGCCTGTCCTTGTCCCACTTGATGCGTGAACCGATTGAAAGCAGGTAGTTGTTCCTCTCTTGTCCTGTCAATAGATGATGCAAGACAACCGTTTCGGAATGGCTGTCCCATTCCGAAACAAAAAGTTTATACTCGGTGTTTATCTGTCTGACCACACGGTTGTGAATGACCTGATAGTAGAGTGTGCCCTCCTTACCGTTTACGGTAGATGGACGGAACTTGACCTTTACTGATGCCATATCAGTCGGATTTTGATTGCTCCCACTTAGCGTACATCTCCCTTGAAAGTTCCACAATCTCCCTGCTCAACTTCACAAGATCAATGGTACAACTCTCCAGTTTGTAAAGCAACGCCATCGCCTTCTTCTCCGAAAAATGGCAGCGTAGCTCTTTGACTACCTGATTGTAGTTCGTACCAATGGCACGGAACTGGGCGTGAAAGTCCGACAGTTTAGTCGTGTAGTCCACCATCGTCTTGTCCACCTTCAGTACCTTGAACTTCTGCCCGAAGAAGTGTGCCTTGAGAAAGACGGCTTTAGCGTACACCTCTGATTCCTCGTACATCGTGAGAAACTTGTTCCATTCCTCATCATCGAAGCGCACCATCACGCAGTGTGTCTTCGGGTTCAACTTGGGATTTCTCCCGTACTTGCTCTTCTTTTTCATTCTTCTTATTCTTTTAGTTTAATGATTCATTCATAGTCTAATCTCCGATTAAAGAACCCCGAAATTATCCGACTGCGGAGGATAATTCAGCCCACGGCGGTGCAAGGATTTTCAGTCCCATAATTATATTTTTGAATAATTATGTGTTGTTTGAATTTTTATATGAAAATCAATGTTTTAAGCTTCCAAATGTGGCGATTTTATTTTGTTTATTTTTATCTATTTTTGTTTGTTTTTGTATTTTTGTGTCGAAATTGTGTGTTGAAATAATAATTATCCTATCAAATGAACTATTCAAAAGACGGAATAACAGTTGCGCCCATAATAGATACGAGTCATCCGAAAAAGAACGGAAAGTGCCCCGTAAAAATTCGTGTAACCTATCGCCGGGATCGTCGCTATTATCCGACGGGCAAAGACCTTACCTTGGATGAGTGGGAAGGTCTGACTACAACGAAGGTTCGCGCCCTTGTGGCCGTTCGTAAAGATATAGAAAGCAGTTACCAAATTGTTCGTGGGGTTGTTGAGGAATTGGCACGCGACGGTATTTTTTCATTCGATAGCCTCAACAAGCGATTGAAACGTTCGGGGGTTGATACTCTTAACCGTGCATTTGCGGCTAAAATAGCGGAATTAAAAGAGCAGGATCGTATCGGGTCAATGCTGGTTTATAATGTTGTTATACAGGGATTGGAGCGGTTTGCCGGGGATCGTATTGCTCTTGAATCTATAACGGTGGATTGGGTAAGACGTTATGAGCGCTTTCTACTCGGAGAAGGTAAGAGCCGTACAACGATCGGAATACACATGCGCCATTTACGAGCCATATTGAACGATGCTTGTCGATGCGATGCGATTAAACCCGCGCAATACCCGTTCGGCCGAGGGAAATATGAAATACAGGCCGGTGAGGGCCGTAAATTGGCTTTAACGCTGGAGCAGATCGGGCAGATCGCCCGCTATGAGGATGGGAACGAAGCAACGGCCAAATACCGGGATTATTGGCTGTTCCTCTACTTGTGTAACGGGATCAACGTCGCCGATTTCGTGAAATTGCGGTATCGTGATATTGTGGACGGTGAAATCTGTTTCGTGCGTCAAAAGACCGAGCGCACGACTAAGACCCGTAAGGAAATCCGGGTCGCGGTAGTTCCCCAGATGCAAGCTATTATCGACCGCTGGGGTAATACTCCAGCACCGAATAACTTTATTTTCCCAATTCTCGACGGGTCGGAGGATGCGGTGCAGAGCCACGCTAAAACAATAGCCGCTACCGGGTTAATCAATAAACGGATGCGGATGATCGGGGAGCAGCTCGAAATTGGGAACATATCGACCTATACGGCGCGTCATTCGTTCGCTACGGTGTTGAAGCGTGCCGGGGCGAATATCGCCTACATATCGGAAAGCCTCGGCCACCAAGATCTGAAGACGACGGAAAACTACCTTGCCAGCTTCGAGCGAGAGGAACGAGAGAAAAATGCTGCATTACTGACGAATTTTTAATACGATTATTTGCATAATGCGCCGCAGTGCAGTACCTTTGTCATATCGTGTTATTTTAGTTGGAATGATCGGCGGGGCACATCTTATTTCCGTCGGTCATTCCGTTTTTACTGCATTTCTCCTCTTGGATGTGGTGAATAGCAACAACCTCACGCCTAACCGACGCACTATTTCGCCGGACAAAGGGTGTTTCATTTTGGAACAGTGCTTACAGTGACGGAGAGAATGTCCGCCAAATGGACGATGAAACCTGGTGTTAATAGATTTTGCCTTTCCTGTTTCACCTTGCGAACGATGCTATTCTTGCTTTTGTAGTTTATAGGCGTGCACGATGCCTCATACTTTGCCTCAACTCCTTATGCAACACCTTGCAACTTATTCCCTACGTACTGCGCTTTTGCCAAGAGTTATACGGCATCGCGATTGATGAACAGCGAATCATTGAAGTGTTTTTTGTTTTCCCCTATGAAATACGGCAAATTCTTCGCCTTTTCGATTCTTTCGGTGTTGTCCTCGACCCATCGTTTGAAGTTGTCGGGCACATCCTTGACCTCATTCAGCGGTTCCTCCCAAAAATCCCTATCCGTGCCCTCGTTGGCTATAATTGGCACTGCATAGCACTTGCAGTTCGGGTGCCACCCGATGAATTTGAAAGATTTCGGATATTTTCCCTCCATTGCGTCACATATTTCCAGCGGCGCACGCCCTTTTTTGAAGCGCGGATACCAGAACTTTGCCAGCCACTGTACGTGCGATTTTGATGTTTTTACCTCATATCCGACAATAAAATCAAGTTGTTGCCAGCGGATACTGTCGGCTTCACGATAAGCGCTGTTTATTTCGGTGCGAGCCATACGCATAGCATTCTGATAAGATGACCGGTAAACGCCTTGCCCAGGGTGATAAGCCTGCGCCACTTTCGACAGGGTAAGATTGCCGAACGCATTTCGGACACGTCGAAATAGTTTGTCCGGCTCATTCAGATAGACGCGTACATCACGGCTTATATCGGCAGCGCTTCGGCCTTCGCTGATACCTATAGATAAGGATAATTCTATGTGCCGTTCGAACTGCTTGGCGATACTCCAAACTCTTTCGGATAAATTATGCCCGTAAGTTGTTCTACGTTGAAATGCCTCAAGTGCACCGAGATTGTGAAGCATCCATCCTTTTTTCGGATTGTCGAATAGTTGTTTTACCCATGAATCGTTCTTGTCGTTGGCAAAAAACCATTCCGAAGTGATCCCCGCTGTAATTATAGTGGACAACTTATTTCGGAATGAAGATAACGAGGCATCGGCTTGTTTACTACGGCTTTTGTTTGATGAGAAGGCGAACAATCGCCCCGTATTGGGTTGATATTTATATCCCATTCCCAGTCGAATCAATTCATCCGAGGCCACATCATACAAAGCCTCTATCTGTCGTAGATATTCTTCGACATGCGTTTTGTGCTGTTGCTCCCATTGGGCGGCTTTCAAATTCAATCCGGGCATCGTTTCGAATTAGAATGTTGGCTCTATAATATTGTTCATAGATGCCTCTGCCTTCGCTTGCTTTATTCGCTCGATTTCAGCGGTAACATCATCGGCCGTTCCCATTAGTTCAACGCCCTTTTCCAGCGACATAACGCCATCCTGCACAGCACGGCCTATAGCCGCCCAACGTGCGGTGACATCTTCATTGAACGGTTCGGCAAATTCGTGTTCTATTTTGAGCGCAGCCAAATCAGGACGCAAATGAATATGGGTTACATTCATCATAATAGCGAGAATAAGATTTTTCTCCCTATCTACGGCTATGTCGTATATCTCTTTATTATTTTCGCGCTTGATATATCCCAGTACCATCGCGCGTTTGATCGCTTCGCCCGACAAAGTTCCCAGCCCAGCCATTTTCTCGGGTGTAAACTCGGGCGTGAAAGTGTCGAACAAGATGGACTGCGCGAGGTCTTCCTTTTCCCGTTGCTGCGTCTCGGAAGAGGTCGGTGGATTGATGTACTCGAATTTTGAATCCGCTCCGGTCATCCGAATCATTTTCCCGGGCTTGTCGGCTCGACCTTTCAAAAAATCTACGACATCGCCCGTTGCTGCGGCGATAGGGTCTGCGAAATAGTTATTTGTGTCGGATATTTTGCTGTCTATATCCTCCTCGCGGTCTATGCGGGGGTTGAGGCCTCCCCACGCTTTATCCTGTCGGTAGTAGATAACATTGATTTTTCCGGTTGGATTGGGAGTTGCAATAACCTCCCAATTAAGAGATCCTCGTTTGCATCGGTAGATCGTATCAGGTGTTTGAATATCGAAATGCTCGATAGTTGATGTCCCCTCTTTAAGGTAGTACCCATACCCGAATGCAATGAGGTTCTCGTATAGGTCGAATAATGGACGTAGGGTGTATCCTTTCGACTTGCAAATTACCACAACTTTTACCTGCGGTTGGAAATTCTCGTCCCGATAGATGTGGTAGAGCTTGGCACATTCAGTTTCTGCTCCCGCAATGCGTTTTGCTTTACGCATGGAAACGTTGAATCGTGTATCTTGCAAAAATTGATTATATGCTTCGAAAGCCTCGTCCGAACCTTCGTTGTTCACCTTCTTCCATCGTATCGGATTCCCGAGCAGAAAGAATAGTTCCACCTCATTGATGTACTTCTGTCGTGCACGAGGCAACTTCTCGGTACGATAAGGCTCCTGGCCTTTCCGCATCTTATCGGCCTTTCGCATAATACGGTGGAGTTCGGGGTTATATTCCTGAATCGCCTGCAAAACCTCCGTATCGCGATTCTGCATAAGTGTTTGAGCCTGTGTAATGTCTTTGTCCTTGATAAGCGTAAGCAGATCACGTTCTGCACCGGTTGCATTCAGATATTTATTGCGTATCGCATTGAGTAGGTTGTCTATAAATCCCATATCCGTACTTTTTACCAAATTCCTAAATCCTCTTTGTCTAAATCTTCTTCATTGTTGAAATACCCCCGCTTTTCGATTACTCCGGTCAGGGCATCTTCGGCGTCGTCATGGCTGTTGAACTCCTGCTGCTTACGGTATGATTTGACATGCGAGGCGAACTCCGGCCATTTGTGCTCCCATCCGGTCGGAAAATAAATAAGGTTTTGCACTTCATTCGATCGCGTGAAAATACGCACCCTTTTGTTGGCGGTCTGCGTAAATGGGTTGAACGATGTAAAGTTGTTACCGATTATTCGGCACTGCGCCTCAACATTGCGCCCGAAAGACCTGCCGCCATTGTTGCTCTCGACGTAGCAGATCTCCGTCTTGTTTCGGGACAGCATCTCGGCTGTTGCCGGCTCGGTATATTCCATCGGTTTCTGTGTATATAAAATGTCCGTCACGAAATTGCCGATGGGAGTTTCCGTATAGCAAATAGAACACAGATAGTCACTGCCGGTATCAGCGGTATCCGTGTAGTTCTTTCGCTTCATAGATGCTGCATATGGAATTATGTCGTATGTCTTAAACTCTCCATACATCAAACCTTCCAGCGGCTTCGGGTTCTGCATATATTGCGTTTCAAAGACAAATGAGTTCGATCTCTCGATTTTGTGCA